TAGGTGCGTTCTGCACTGTCGCAGGGCGCCTTGCGGCGCTGTCGCGTTTTGGGCATTTGAACGCACGTCCCACGCTAGGGACTGGCCGGTCCTCCGGCATTGATATGTCTCGGGCATGGGAGTTTGCACCGCTTTCGGCAGTGCTATCGTGCAGTCTGCGACGTTCTGCCCGGCGTGGGCATCGAGAGTAGTTTCGCACGGTATCGTGCGTCTTGCACTCGTTGGTTCGCACTTACACTGTGTTCCATGCCTGTCCAGTCACTGCAAGCGCCGTCCCAAGGGACCGCAGACTCGATGGTCTCACACTTGCCTGACCTATGTCCACCGGATTCCGGCGCCGCATTCTGTGACCGAGGATTTTCGCTCGGCTCGGCTCCGTTGTCCGGTGACGGCGGAGACTAGTGCACTGGCCGTGCCAACCTCGTAAGTCGTTGTGCCGCAACAAGGCGAGAACGAGCTCTCACGGATTTCGTTGCAAAAGGCCATTGCAGGCATTGCGCCGCTGCACGACTCTCGTGTTTCAACACGGAGCCTTGCGTCGCGAAAAGGCTCGGAAGCCGGGCGCGTGACACGCGTGCGCGAAAGGCCATGACGCGCGAGGGCGTGCGCGTCGCGTGCACCGCGGCGAGCATGGGAACCACGCGCGCTTGCAGAACCGCGCGCGCGATTACTAGGCGCCTCTGTGTCTATCTTGACACGGTAAATATTTGACCACTCATCCTGCAATGCCTGCGTTGCAACTTGCAACACCGCGTTCGTCGCGTGTATAACCGCGCTCGTGCGATTCCGCGTGCGTGCGCCCTCGCGCCACGTGCGCGTGCGGTATGATACTCCCCCGGGCGAGTGTTGCTTTCTGCAACGTGAGCGTTGCAAGATGCACGATGTCGCGCGCGCGATGATAACTGCGTGCGTGCGCGTGGTTTACACGGGCGCATGGGCGGGCGACACCTCGGGCGGGCGGGCGCGATTCCGCGCGCGTGCACGGTGCGAGCCCTCGCTGCGGCCCCCGGCACGTCCCCCACGGCACTCGTTCCATATCCCACTAGGGCCGGGACACCAAGTACCCAGACCCTATGCCATGCCGGGTGAAATCCCCCATCAGCCCATCCGCGAGGGGGCACCGGGACTAGTCTTATGGGCTATACTAAGACAACATCATAAGACTAAGAAGAACAGACGCCGAGAGACGGCTCCTCGTCTCTCTCGGGCCTCTCCGTCGTGTGTTCTACTGTTCACCCCGCACAACCACCGCCAGAAGGAGTGCCATCCCATGTCACAGAATCCATCTGGACGGCAGAGCGACCGCGCACGGGCGTTCTACGCCAAGCACCCCGACCTGTCCATCGCGAGCGTCGTCAAGGCGACCGGCGTCGGCACCCGGACCGTGGCCCGCGTCCGGCGCGAACTCGTTCTCAAGGGGCTCATCGCCGGTGGGCGGAATGCCCCGCCCGTCACGGTGGCCATCCCGCCGCCCATCCTTACTGGGACCGAGTCGGAGAAAGCCGTCCCAAGCACGGCCGCCGATGAGGTCCCATCAGATTTCAACGCTCCGCTGCCGTCCTCTGTCCCAGATGAGCCCGTGGAACTGAAACGGGGCCGTGGCCGTCCCCGTAAAGACAGCACAAGTCTCCTCGACGACGAGGCGATGCGGGAACTCAGTGGGATGCTTGACGTTCTAGCAGACTCGGATGACATCGAGGCTACAAGACGGCGCCTCCTGAAACAGACACAACGCTTCGTCTTCGACCCGTCCCTGCACGCCGACACGCGAATGAGCGCCTCGACGCTGTGGACGAAACTCGTGGACATGGCGCGGGCCAAGGACCTCGGCCCCGGGAAGCCCCTGACCCTCGCGGATGCTATCGCCCGGGCCACCGACTTCCTCAAGGCGTGTGGCGCCGCGGTCGCGGTCCCCGCCTTCTACGCAGCCTTCGACCTTACTGACCCAACCCCGGCCTCGGCGCAGCCGCAGGCCGGTCAAGAACAGCAGGTGGGGACGGCCGTGAGCCAAGTCGTTCAAACGGAACTGGCCCTGCCCAGCCGCGCGCCCGTGTTGGACGCGGTCGTCCCGCCTTCACCCAACTCGGCCTCGCCGTGGGGGTAGAACATGAGCCCGAAGCCGAGGGCGCCATGGAGCCGGCCCAAGCTCCACCGGCAGTTGCTATCCCTGCTCGACCGACCGACGACGACGCTCACGGCGAGAACGAAAGTGAACGGGTCCGCGGCCACCGTGGACTTCGACGACAACTTCCCGCCCCGCTACGTGAAGGTCGAGATAGACCTGAACAACCACGAGGCAGTCATTCCCTTCGTCATCCACGAACTGGTCCATGTTGTACTCTCCGAACTCGTACTCGGCAAGTTCGACGAGACGCTTGAGGAAGTGATGGTCGTGGCCATCTCGTCGTTCGTCGCCGAGTGGGTCATGGCTTCGCCCTCGCGGCGCACGAAGTGGCAGAAAGTCATTGACAGGAAACTCACCGAGACCGCCGCGAAGCTCGAACCAGTCCCTCTCGAAGAACAGGTGGCACGATGATTTCTTCCATCTTCGACTTCCTCCAGCGCCTCGGCCAACTCCTCATCTGGTGGACCGTCATCCAGCCGTGGGAGCAGGGCGTCCGCGTCCGGCTCGGCAAGTTCCGCACCCGACTGGCGCCCGGCCCACACTGGAAGATTCCCTACGTTGACCTCATCTACTGCCAGACGACCCGGCGCCGTTACTCGCTGTTCGGCCCGGCCACGGTGACCACGCGCGATGGCGCGACTATCACCCTCGCCGGTTCCATCGGCTACAGCATCGTGGACCTCGACGCCCTATACGACGGGCTCCAGCACCCCGAGGACGCCATCCAGAGCATCTGCTCCGGCGCGGTCACGCAGTACATCACGACGCACGACCTCAAGGACTGCGACCCGGAGACCGTCGTGCGCGAGGCCCAGCAGCACATCGACCTCCAGCAGTTCGGCCTGCGTACCGACCAGTTCGTTCTCACGACCTACGCGCGCGTCCGCACCTACCGCCTCATCATGGACCAGCACCCGGGCCAGTGGGGTTCCTCATTCAGCGTGGAAGGCACACGCCCCTGATGTCCACCGCAGCACTCACCACCGATTGGAGATGACCATGCCACTGAGTTCCTACTGCCACAACTGCCACAAGCCCAACGCGACGACCGCGGAGATGGGTGCTGACCATTGTGACGGGTGCGAGAAGATTCGCACCGACGCCATGACGGGGGCTAAGGAAGCCAACCCCGAACTCACGCAGGACCAGCTTCTCTACGTTGGCCGCACCGCGATGCTCGGTGCCGCGGGCCACGCGCGCAGCGGTTCCATCAGCCCGCGCGACTTCCACAGATTGGACCGGTAATGAACTTCCTCGACAAGCTGAACCCCGCCGTCGGTGGGATGCGCGACTACGTCAACCTCGTCTCCCCTTGGGTGAACGAGTGGCGCGAGTCGGACTTCCGCGACCCGAAGGTGCAGGCGTACCGCACCTCGCCCTCGCATGTCATCTTCAACATTCCCACGCGCCCCCTGCCGGGCCTGTTGGAGCGGTTCCTGCTCGGCCAGAACCGGGCCGCGGCGCTCGACCAGCTCATCGCGTGGGTCTCGCGCTTCAACGATGCGAACGCCCGCTTCGCCGGGGCCGGTCCTCTCGACCGCCTCGACGCGTGCATCGTCCTCCACGCCGGTGTCATCGGCGCGTGGGGCACGCTGGGTCTGTTCGATGTGTGGTGTCATACCGCTGAGACCGTGGGTCTCGGCCCGAGAGTGGGTGCGTGATGCGTGGTCGTTTGATTTCTTCTGGTGCGCAGGCTGACCTCGAACGCTCCGATGCTGCGAGGGCGAAAGCCCGTGCGGCCCTCGGCACCGACCCCGGTGCAGCGTTCCGCCACAACTTCGCCAAGAGCATCGCGGCCGAACTGGAGATGGTGCGTAAGCACGGCGTCTCTGCCGAGACCAAGATGGAAGGCGGCGTCGAAGTCGTCACCAAGTCTGTCGCGAAGGTCGCCGCGGAGAAGAAGCCGTGGCTGTTCCGCTGGCTCCGTATCAAGAACGCGGTTGTCTTCTTCTTCCGCGCCCTGTTCCGAAAGGACCGGTAATGGACCCTATCAAGCCTCTCTCCGAACCCACCACCGAGATTCGCACGCACGCGAACCACGTGGACTCCTGCGGTGAGACATGGATTGTCCTCGACGGCATCGAGACCAAGGTGCCCTCCATCAAGGCCGCGCGCATCCTTCTCGCGAAGCAGGACGCGCTGCGCATTGACATCCGCGCCGAACTCGACAAGACCGGAATCCGCGACCAGACGGTGCAGGAGCCGCTCGTTATCGACGGTGTCGTGCAGAAGGACGACGAGGGCAACCCCGTCACGGTCGAGATGCTGCCACCCGGCGCCGCGAACGTACTCCAGATTGGATGTGGCGATGCGTCAAAGGTGAAGGACCTGTTCGATGCGCTCATCCTCCCCGACGCGACAATCAGTGAGGAGGATGCGGAGAAGGAGTTCGCAGAGCAACTCACGGTGATGGACCTCAACCCGGATGCGAGACTCGATGCGGTCGATGTCGAAATCACACCGCACTTCACGTTCACGGCACCCTCGAACCCCGAGAAGTTTCCGGTCAACACCGCGCAGAACTACATCCGGCCGGGTCGCTTCATCCCCATCTATGCGCCGAAGATACCTCTGTTCCAGTGGTTCCCGGAGCGCAAGATGTTCATCTTCAATGAGGGCGGCCGGTTCCTCACGCTCTCGCTGAACATGACCTACACGCCCTTTCGGCTCTACATCCTCGGCTGGGTGCTCATGTACTCACGCCGCTACGCAGAGAAGGACTACAAGTGGTCCTTCCGTCGGTGGCTGTAATGGCCAACCTCGACTGGTTCGACCCGAACAAGCCGTGGGAGCCGAAGCGAGTGCACCGGTTCATGAACCACATCTACGCGAAGGGCGGTAACCCCGAAGTCGTGTACATGACACTCGAATCGGCGCACTTCCACGGCGTCATCGGTTGCTGGAGATTCCAATGGCTGAAACTGATTCGTTCGGTTGGAATCTGGACGCGGAGCGCATGGTGTGGCGTGCTGTCTGTGCTCCGAATCACTGGCACGGACCGGACGGCGTAACACCGGCCACCCACGCTTCATCGCTGTGGTGGTTCATGAATCTCGCGTGGGGTGCCCGGCAATACCTGCGGGACCACCCCAGCGAGCCTCAGTGGCTCTACGAGCCTATCCACCGGCCGTACTCGAACTGGCTACAGAAGCACATCCTGCGGTGGAAGGAGTGGTCCCTCACGGGACAGCCCGGCCACTACAAGATTGCCAGCATCATCCCCCGAGGCTACGGTAAGACCGTCTCCGCGACCAAGTGCGCATCCCTCTGGTCGCACCTCGATGACCGGCAGATGACCACCCTCATCGCCTCCGCGACCACCGACCTCTCGCGTGACATCCTCAAGTCCATCTCCGCGGTATCCAGCGGCGAGGGGCAACTGTCGCAGAGCGCGTGGTTCGTCTGGCTCTACGGGAACTGGAAGTCCGGGGCGCAGACGTGGAAACCCGGCGAGTTCCTCAAGCACGGGTTCCGCGGCCCCGACGCCGTCTCCGAGGGCTCCTTCGAGATGACCTCGGCGGAAATCGGCATGACGGGCTACCACCACCGGCAGCACTGGTGGGACGACCCCATCTACGCGAACAAGCTGCGCGACAACCGCACCGCGTACATGCGCTCCGTGCACACGGCGTTCAACGCCACGTACGACGCTATCCATGCGAACGGCCTCATCGCCCTCACCTGCACGCGGTACACCGACGACGATGTCGCCGGGCGCCGGATGCACGACGAAGGCGTGGCGACATGGGAAGGGATGCCCTGTCCGCACATGCACCTGTTCGACAAGATTCGCTTCGGCGAAGGCTCGTGGCACGTCTACTTCTTCCAGACGGAAGATGAAATGACGGGCGAGCCGACGCACCCTCGGCTCTGGACGAAGGCGAAGATTGCCGACGCGAAGCGCCGCGACCCGGAGAACTTCTCCGGCCAGCAGCAGAACAACCCGGGTTCAGGCGAGAAGGCGCCCCTCGTGGAGTCGCAGATTCCGTACCTCTACATGTCCTACCAAGACTTCAACTGGGACGTGCGCGAGCCGCGGTGGGCGACCATCCACATCGACACGGCGTTCAAGTCCGACGAGAACATCCGTTCGGGCGACTACAACGCCATCGTCGTCTGGCTCTCGGACCCGCGGGACAACGGCATCCTCTACCTCGACACCAACCTCCTCCGCATGTCGGACGAGTGGCGCGAGGAGGACTTCAACAAGGAACTCATCAAGGTGATGATGGACCTTCGCCGCCGCCGCATCTTCATCCGCGCCATCACGGACGAAGTGGAGCCGGGCGGCAAGCGAGGCACCTACAAGAACCGCATCCTCGGCATCATGCGCGGGGCGGGCTTCCAGCTTGGTGAGAAGCAGTTCATCCAGTTGAATCGTCATACGGAGAAGAAGGGCCGCATCCGCACCGCCGCGGGCCATTGGGCCGAGGGCTACGTTCGCCTTCTGGTCAACCGGCACGAGAACGGTGTGTGGGCGGTCACGCCGGAACTGCGCGCGCTCGTCTACCAGATTCTCAAGGTGAACTCGACGCAGCACGACGACCTTGCGGACGCAGCCACCGATGGCTTTATCCCCGAACTGTGGGCACCGCCAATATCGAACCCCGGCATCCCGAACGCCGAGGGCGTCGAGGTGTTGCAGCCGGGCGATGAAGACCTCAAGTGGTTCAGCAAGAAGTTGACTAACGAAGAAATCCTGATACTCGATGACGAGTTGAGGGAAATGCGCGAGGCGCGCGAGCAAGGATTCACAATGCCCATTGGCTTCGAGGAAGACTTGTCTCTCCCCCGCGACCCCGTCTGAGGTACACCATGCCGAATGTAGTGCTCAACCCGCTGCCGCCCGAGGTTCAGGCCATCATCGACCTCATCAACGACAACGTCAACACGTTCCTCACGAATCGCGAGCGGCTCACGAGCTACTTCGATTCGAGCGTCGGCCTGTCGGCGTGGAGTCTCATCCCCGCCAACAACCGCACGCTGCTCCGCGACCTCATCGTGACCGAACTGAACGATGCCCTCGCGCAACTCCAGAACGCCGTCAACCAGACGCAGCAACTCAGCTAGAAAGGAGGCCCGCGATGCGGGTCACAGTTGAGAAGGACAATGGCGAGACCGAGGTCTTCCAGAACATCACGGACCTCTACATCGCCTATCGGCAGGAAGTCAAGGTGACGAGTATGGCTGAACGCTTACTGAACGTCATCGCGCAGACACGGTCCCATTCGTGGGGCGGTAATGTCCGTGAACTCGTCAAGGAACTCCAGCAGTCCCTTGTCGAGTTGCAGGAGTTCCTGCGGGGGCATCAGCATGGCGGTTCCAGCTAACATCTGTGTGGCGTGGCCCTCGACGGTCGGTTCGATTCCTGCGGGCTGGGCGCGCGAAACTGCGCTCGACAGTCGCTACATACTCGGTGCAGCGAGCGGTGCCGACACGGACCTCATCACCGACCGCGGGGCCACGACGCACAGCCACACGTCGCCCTCACACAATCCAACACAGAATCCGCACACGCACACTTTCAACACCACCGCGGGACCAGATGCAACGGTCCTCGACGGCGACGTGGGTGCGTCGGGCGCCTCGGATACGCACGGCCACCACGTCAACGCAACATCGGTGGCGACAACCGGGACCAACAATGGCCTCTCCATCACCGTTGATGCTGCTTCCAATGACCTCGCCTTTGTCGAAGTCATCTGGATTAAGAGTGATGGCACTCCCGCACAACTGCCTACTGGCTGTGTTGCCTTCTTCGAGTCGGACAGTCTTCCTTCGGGATGGTCTCGGGTAAACGGCGACAGCTACCTTAAGGGGGCCGCAACTGGCGGCAATGGCGGTGCGACGGGAGGTTCCAACACCCACACGCACACCTCGCCCGCGCACACGCACACGCAGACATCACATTTCCATACTGGTACATCTACGTCTGGCGATGCAGCAACATTGGGTAAAGGCGTGGGGGCAACGAGCGTTGCTAACTCGGGACACACGCACTCTGTCACTCTCCAGTCGTCACTACCTACAAACCAGTCGGTGACGACGACCATCAACGCCGCATCGCAGGAACCGCCCTTCAAGAAGTTGAACATCGTGCAGACAAGCGGCGCCAGTCTGCCGACGAACATCATCACGCTCTGGCTCGGCACCAACCTCGGCGTCCCCGCGACTTGGGTGCGCTACACGGCGATGGACAGCACGTGGCTCAAGGGTGCAAACGCAAACGGTGAATCTGGCGTCGTCACTGGCGGCGGGTCACAGCACGCACACACTGCCTCCGACTGTCAACCAGTACAGGACGCGCACACGCACGTCACCGTTGACACGGCTACAAGTGGCTCGACGACGGCCGCGAGCAATGCGTCTAATGGGTTCGCCAACAGTAATCATAGTCACAGTGCGTGGAACACTTCCTCAGATGCGGCGACGAACAACGCCGCAGCCGTGACCATCGACCTGTGCTCAGTGAACGCCGCGCTTCCGAAACACCGCACTGTCATCTACGTGCAGTTCACCGGTACGACCCCTCCGCCACCTACACGTGGTGGTAGCTACACGTCGTACGACTACTCATGGGACTGGACCACACGTCCTATCGAAGGTGGCGTTACACCCGAAGTCGGCGCGGCCATCGCCCGAGGGGACCAACGCTACTATGAAGGAGGGCCGAAGTGAACTACGTCAAAGTCACGGGTACCGGGATTCATCTTGACTTCAAGTGTAAGAGCCACACCATCCTCGCGAATCCTGCGGGCACGTACCACAAGTTCGTCATGCCGGATGGTACTGTCTTCTACTTGAACGACTTCGGCGTCCGCACAATCACCATCGCGGACAGCCCGGACAAACTCAACTTCTAGACGTACGGTGCGCTCATGAGCGCGCCGTGCTGGGCGGTTCCGCGTGCGCGTTGCAGCGCGTCCGAACGGTAACGGCTTCACCAGCCGCGGTGGGTGGTTCCCCGCCGCCCCATTGACTTTCCCGAAAGGAGCGCCTCGTGCGCATCGTTTACTTCGACTTGGAGACCCGCCTACATGCCGAGGACCTTTGTCCAACTGATACTGACCGTGGTTGGGATATGCTGCGGCGAGGTGAAGGCGGGGTGTCCGCACTTGCGCTTTGGGACACGAAAGACCGTTGGCTATACCACTACGACGACCACACCATCGGTCTCGCCGCCCGGCACCTTGAGTCCGCCGACGCCGTTGTCGGATACTCCAGTGATAAGTTCGACTGCGCTGTGGTGGAGGGACTTCTCGGGCGCCGTCTCGCCCTACGATGTTCCTTCGACATTCACGTCGAACTCGCACGAGCCCTCGCAGAGCGAGGATACGTAGCGACGAAGGGCGATTGCACGTTGGAACGCATCGCGCGCCGAACGCTCGGGCGTGGAAAAATCGAGCATGGCTCTCACGCGAAGCAACTCGCGATGGAGGGCCAGTGGGCACGCCTGTGGGCCTACTGCGCAGATGATGTGCGCTTGACACGGGACCTATTCCTGTACATCGCTGAACACGGCGGTTGTACCGGCCCCACCGGCTACATCTCCCTCCACATGCCCGACTGGCTCCGCAAGGCGGCGCTGGAGACCTAACGCCCATGATGAACAACATCGAACTGACAAACTTCCAGCGCGCAGGCGGCGCTGTGGCCCAGCGCGAGCAGATTTGCAACCTCGTCGCTGACCACATGGAGTATTCCGAACGCCACTTCTGGGGCATTCGTGCCAAGTGGCCACGGCTCTACGACCTCTGGCGTGGCAACTGGAGCGGTCGGTTCCACCCGCACAAGAACAACGTGCACATCCCGCTCATCTTCTCGGCCATCTGGGCCGACGCTGCGCGCAAGGTGGCCACGTCACTCGCCGACTATCCTATCGTGTCGTTCCTCGGCTACGGCCCCGACGACATGCAGACCGCGCGCAAACGCGAGGCCCTCATCTCTGCGCAGATGAAGGACGACCAGTGCTTCCTCAAGCAGGTTGACGCGGTCGTGTCCGCCGACCTCTATGGGGTCGCGGTCATGCAGGTGGGCTGGAAGAAGGACGAGCCGATGCGCATCGTCGAGTACATCGACCGCGCGCCGCTCTCCGGGAAAATCGTCCGGCACATCAAGAAGCAGAAGGTCGTCATGTTCGACGGCCCCGAGTCCACGCTCATCGACCTCCTCGACTTCTTCCCGCAGCCCGCAGTTCCGCGGCTCAAGGACATGAAGTGGGTCGTGCGGCGCTACTTCCTCGACCTTGACGACCTCCGCTACCTCGCCTCCACCGGCGCCTTCGACAAGGCCGAACTGGCGCGGCTCGAACGCGAGGGGACCGTCGGTCCGGGCGGCGGCCTCATCACCACGTCCATCCGGCGCTATCAGGTCCGGGTTGGCATGGACGACGAGACTGCGCGCTTCATGGACAAGTATTCGCGCCCCATCGAGATTCTTGAGATGTGGGGTGTGGTGCCCTCGGAGCTTGCGCCAGACGGCGTACTCCAGCGCGTCATCACAGTGGCCAACCGCCGCTATCTGATGCGCAACAAGCCGAACCCGTTCAACCACGGCCAGCTTCCCTTCGTCACCTTCTCGCCCACGCCGGACATGCACTACTTCTATGCGCCCGGCAAGGCGGAAGTCGTCGAGAAGATTCAGGTCGCCGCGAACCGGTACCTCAACCAGTCGCTCGACGCCGCGGACCTCCTCATCGACCCGATGTGGTTCTACGACCGCGCGGCGGGCCTCGTCACGAAGAACCTCTACAGCAAGCCCGGACGCTTCATCCCTGTCACCGGTAACCCCGGCCAGTTGATTCAGCGCGTCGAGCACGGCGTCGAGGGCCTCACCGTCGCAGACAGCAAAGTCTCACAGATGCAGACGCTCGCCAACATGGGCACCGGCATTGTGGATGACGCTGTCATGGGACTCAAGGGCGACCAGCGACAGACGGCCCGCGAGTTCGTGGGTCGGCGCGAGGCAGCGGGCACACGCTTGCTCCTCGAATCGCGCATCTACGAGGAGATGCTGCTTGAGCCGATGGCGAATATGTTCGTCGCCCTCGACAAGCAGTTCCTCGAACTCCCCGTCGAAGTCCTCATCCTCGGCGACGGAGCGATGCTCGACCCGGTCACACAG